AGATAATGGATGAGTTAAACCACATACACTTTGATATAGTTAATGACTATATTAAAAACTCTAAAGAAGGCAAAGTTGGTCACTATATGATAACTGTTTCAAGAGATGGAGAGTCTCCTGTAAGATCTATCATATCCTTTGATAATCTAGAGCAGGCATTAGAGGGTTACGAAATGTATCAAGATGCTGGGTTTGCAAAAGATTACCTAACGGTTTCTATGTATGAACCATCAGGGAAAATCAATACAAAGGTTTTAAAAAGAAATCATGCAGGAGACCCTTCTTTTGTAAGGCAAAACTATATTGATACAGTTGATGCTTTGCACAAGGTTAAAGACAAGTTAGACAAAGAAGATTATGAAGACCTGTGTATTAAAATTGTTACCTCATTTGCAAAAGACAACTGGAGATTTAGTGCAGATAGATTCTTAAAACAACTAGAGATAGAGAGGAAATTGTAGGGCAAAACCCTATGATATAATTCAATTATGGATAAAATGGATGCTTCCGTTGTAGTTAGAAAGCCGTCACTGACGCCTTCTGGCTGGTTTGGCAATGGCAAAGAAATGATTGTTGAGTTAGAGAATTTTATGACTCAAGAAGAGATAGAATTTTTAGAGAAGGCTGCAAAGTCTTTAACAATTTGGGATGTTACCCAAAGCCACGTTAACGAAAATGGAACAGTAGTCTATGACTCTGAATACTGGAAAGATAGAGTGGCAACTAGCCCAACTCTAGATAAGAATGATCCAACAATTGCTCCAGTAATTGCAGGACTCTTTCAAAGGCTTAAGCCAATCGTTGAAGAGTTTTATAAGGTAAAGGTTACTCCTACTGGTACAACTATCGTTAGATGGCTCCCAGGCCAGTTTCAGAACCCTCACGCAGACAAGGAACTACATGAAGGGCCAGATGCTGGACTTCCAAACGATTTTCCAAACTATGATCTTTCAAGTCTATTTTATTTAAACGAAGACTATGAGGGTGGAGAATTATACTTCCCATTGCAAGGTGTTCAGTTTAAGCCAAAGAAAGGTGCAGCATATTTTTTCCCAGGGGATATGAACTATGTGCACGGAGTAACAGAAATTAAGAGTGGAATTAGATATACATGTCCATTCTTTTGGGAAATTACAGAACACACAGGAGATAGAAAACCATGAATCTAAATAATAAAAAAAGAATTACAAAAGATATTGTTGTCTATGAAGACTTTATTGACAAAGAAACTTGTCAAAAAATGATAGAAGCCCTTGACGCCCAAGCAGACAACGGAAAGATTTCTTGGATGCCTATATCATTCTACGAATCATATTCTTCTGTTCTTCCACAAGATAACGATCAAGAAATCCTTGATGCTGGATTATCTCCAACTATCTTTTCAGACATTGAAAAAACAATGCCAGAAGCAATTGCATCAGTTCACGATCTTGACCCAAAAATAATTTCTAAGATTGGATACCACACACAAAAGTGGGAACCAGGAGCGTATGCAAGAATACACTCAGATAATACAGATGCTGAGGGAAAGTCTGGAGCATTTACAAGAAGCCGTTATGCTGGGTTCTTATATCTAAATGATAATTTTGAAGGCGGACTATTAAAGTTCCCAGGACAAGACATTAGTATTCAACCAAAAGTTGGAATGCTTGCTGTTTTTGACGGAGGATTTAATAATATGCATGAGGTAACTTTAATAGAGAGTGGAGTAAGATATACCATTGGATCTTTTTGGGACGATAGAGAAGAGTCTGCTTACCCTCAAGAACTACGGGATGCCTGGGCAGAAGAGATGAAAGCAACAAGAGCCCAACAAGAAATTGAAAGAGCAGAGTGGCAAGGACTTCTTAAAGAAGGATACAAGATAGACACTGATGGAAATAAATACAAGGTGGAGGAAAAGTAAATGGATATCTTTTTAAAAAAAGAGTTTGAAGATGCAGGATATAGTACAGAAGTCTTTCACGATGGGGTCTTGTTTATCAAAGATTTTTTAAAAGAAAAAGAACTGGACACTATCTTAGAAATAATTAAAACAACTCCAGAAGAAGATTGGTCTATAGAATATACAAAAAACCTTGCTAGGTTCTGTATGGAAAAGTTTGGCAGAGACGATGTAGATAATCTTGTTGCTGAGGGCAAATTTGAAATAACTCAAAACTGGCAAGATAAAAATTTAGATATTACAAAAGAAGAAATTAGCAGAACCCTTCAAGTAAGGCTTGGCAAGTTAATATCTTTATCAGATCCTAGCCTAGAACTCGCTGGCTTTGGAACTCTACAAAGAATGCAAGAAGGAGTAGAGTTAAAGGCTCATACAGATCAGCATACAGACCCATCAATTAAATATGCTGCTATACTATATATCAACGATGACTATAGGGATGGGACTCTATTCTTTAAGAATAAAGAAAATTCAGACTTAAGACCAGCACCAGGAACACTGCTTCTTTTCCCAGGAAACGAAGAATATGAACATGGGGTTCGTTTTGTAGGAGAAGGACCTATTCGTTATGTTACGGTAGGCTTTATAAAAATTACAGGCTTTTACGAACACAATAAATTCTAAGGAGATATAAAATGGACAGAGAAATACTTGAAGAAAAGGTTTACTATTACACAAACGTAATTGAAGATCCAAAGAAACTTGTTGAGGCAATTGAAAATGACAACAAAGATCCTTGGGGCGAATGGATGGCGTGTAGTGGACAAGAGTACGTCTATGGAACAGACAAAAGTATCTCACAAGCAGATCCCTCAGATGAAAAAAATACATATATTTATTCAACACTCCAAAAGGCTTTTGACGATGTAGCAAGAGACTACGCAGCAGCCCACGGTATCACAGAAGAGCCTAAACTATTTCCAATGTATCCAATTAAGAAGTACATGGCTGGAACATTTATGGGGGCACACTTTGATCAGCAAGAGGGAGACGATAGACTTAAGGTTTCTTTCGTAATGTACCTTAATGATGATTATGAGGGTGGAGAGATTTCTTTTACAATTAGAGATCCAAAGGGTCCTATTCAGGGTCCAACTCCAGATTCAGATTTTGCAAATGCAGATCCTACAGCATATCATTTTGCAGTTAAGCCAAAGGCTGGAAGTATTATTGTATTTCCTCCATCACCACCATATCACCACACAGCACACTTAGTTAAGAGTGGTTATAAATATATGGTTCCGCAACACTGGATTCACTAATTCTATTATTGAATTAGTTTTTGCATAACTCTCAACAATACATTTAGGTAGAGTTTTACTTTTTAGAAAACTCTGCTATACTTAAGACTATTCCGTTTTTGAAAGGACGATACACATGTCAGATTTTTTTAGTTTTAGACTTCCAGAAGATTTTGTAGAAAAGTATGTTTCTGCTCCAAACCCATTTGGGTTTAAGGATGCAGCAGAAAACTCATTAGGAGAGATTACATTTATCCGTACTTATTCTCGCATGAAGGAGGATGGAACTAAAGAACGCTGGCACGAAGTTTGCCGTAGAGTAATTGAGGGTATGTATTCAGTACAAAAGAATCACGCAAAAGAAAATCGTCTACCTTGGAATGACTACAAGGCTCAGAAGTCTGCACAAGAAGCATTCCAACGAATGTTTGAATTAAAGTGGACACCACCAGGACGAGGTATGTGGGCTTTTGGAACTCCTATGGTAATGGAGAAAAAGAACTCAGCAGCACTACAGAATTGTGCAATGGTCTCTACAAAGGATCTTGACAAAAATGATCCAGGAGCCTTATTTGCTTGGGTTATGGACGCTTTAATGCTTGGTATTGGCGTAGGTTTTGATACAGTAGGACAGGATAAGCATTTCTCAATCTATGCCCCTACAGAGCCAGAACAGGTGTTCGAAATTCCAGACACTCGTGAAGGTTGGGTAGAGTCGGTTAGACTTTTAATTAACTCTTACTTGCGAGCAAACCAGAGTATTCAGAAATTTAACTATGATTTGATCAGACCTCTAGGAGCCCCTATAAAGGGCTTTGGAGGCGTTGCATCAGGACCTGCACCTCTTATCAAGTTACACGACCAGATAGACCGTGTAATCGGCTCCAGAGCGGGTGAAACACTAGACTCACGTGCCATCGTAGACTTGGTAAACCTTATTGGTACCTGTGTGGTATCTGGCAACGTAAGACGATCAGCAACTCTTGCTTTGGGAAATGCTGGGGATGAAACATTTATGAACCTAAAGAACTCAGAACTATTCCCAGAGCGCAACTCGTTTGATCCAGAGAATCCAGGATGGGCTTGGATGTCTAATAATTCTATTTCAGCAGAAGTGGGAACAAAGTACGAGGACTATGTAGATTTAGTTACAGAAAATGGAGAGCCAGGTTTTATCTGGCTTGATGTTGCTCGTAATTATGGCAGACTAAAGGATGCGCCAGACGGAAAAGACTATCGTGTGATGGGCTTTAATCCCTGTGCGGAGCAGCCATTAGAGTCATACGAATTATGTACACTTGTAGAAGTGCACTTGAATCGTCATGAATCTAAGGA